CAGAACGACTCCTACTACGACCAGGAGGTCGCCGCGCTCGCCAACATGATCTCGGCGAACGGGTGAGCCCATGACGACCAACCAGCTCGATTACATCCTTCAATCGTTCAGCCTCAACATCGACGGCTACGGCATGGCCGGCTCGGGCGAGAAGTGCACGCTGCCGAAGATCAAGAAGCACATGGAGAAGTACCGCGGCGGCGGCATGGTCGCGCCGCGCCAGCACGCGCTCGGCTACGACGAATTCGAATTCGAGTGCTCGCTCTCGTCGGTCAATCCGCAGGTGATCGGCCAGAGCGCGTTCCTGGTTTCGAAGGGCGTCGCCTTCTCGGTGCGCGCCTTCCTCGACGGCGACAACAACACCACCCATTCGCTCTACCTCTACATGCGCGGCGAAGCGATGGAGAACGATTTCGGCGAGTGGGAGGCGGGCAAGAAGGCGATGATGAAGCTGAAGATCGCGCTCGACGCCTGCAACCTGACGATCGACGGCAGCGTGATCTTCGACATCGACATCGAGAACGGCGTCGACACCTGGAACGGCACCGACGTCGCGGCGATGATCACTAACGCCATCGGGTCGTGAACCGGGCGGCTTTGAAGGGAGTTTGAAGCATGGCGGAAGTCGAGATCGTCGACGCGTCGAAGGGCTGGGGCATCGAGGATTTTGAGCTCAGGCGCCCGTTCAAGTTCGCCGGGATGGAGTTCCGCAAGCTCGCGATACGCGTGCCCACCGGCGCCGACATCGAGGCCTACGTGAAGTCGCCCGACCGCGGGCTGCGCGTCCTAGCGCTGAGGCTGGTCGACGCCGACGTCAAGGTGCTCGACGCGATGCACGGCTCGGACTATTCGCGGCTGATGGCCTCGGTGGGGGAATTCGTCGCCGGTGTCCGTTAGACCTCGACGAGGCTCTCGACGACATCGGCCTGGCGTTTCCCTATAGCCGCGCGGCGGTGAAGGCGATGCCGGCGCCCGACATCCTGCGGCTGCGCGCGCGGGCGTTGGCGCACCTCGCGGCGCTCTACGGGGGCTCGCTATGGCCGAGATGAGCCTGCAAGTCGTTCTGGAGCTGGTCAACCGGCTGACGGGACCGGCGAGGGAGGCGGTAAAGGACCTCGAACAATTCGGCGCGGCGGCGCGGAAGGCGGGAAGCGCCGACGCCGGGCTGCGCCCCGACAAGTGGGTCGAGGAAGGCCGCGCCATCATTGCTGCGGCGGAGCAAGCGAAGCGCTTCGAAGCTTCCGCGATCAACGCCGCCGAAGCCGAAAAGAAGATCAGCGGCGCGCCGTGGATGACGACGGCCGAGGCCATCGACAAGGCGACCGCGGCGCTGAAAGACTTCAACGCGCAGCTCGACGCCATGGCGGGAAAGAAGCTGCCCGGCGCGCCGGGCGGCCGGCCCGGTCCGGGCGGCAAGGAGGAGCCGTCGGGGGTCGCTCAGTTCGTTGAAAATGCGACTGAGATGACCGCGTTGTTCGAAGGCCCCAAGGCCATCGAAACGATCATCGGCGGCGGCGCGCATCTGACCAGCGAGACGATCAAGCAGAAGATCGCGGGAATGAGCCCGAAGCAGATCGAGGACGCGCGAGCGCTCGCGGTCGACCTCGAAGGGAAGTTTCCGCAGTTCACGCTGACGGACATCCTCAAGGAGGTGCGTGAGGCGCGCTCCATCCTCACCTCCGACGAAGAGGTCAGGAAAGCGATGGGCGCCGTCTTGAAATCGGCCGCGCTGGCCGACCAGGAGAGCCCAGGGCAAGGCCTCATCAAGGCATACCCGCTTCTGCGCGCGGTCGAGGAAGGCGGCTTCACCAAGGATTGGGCGCGCGCTCAGGAGGTTCTAAACGACTTCCAAAGCGCTAAGAACGCGATGGGAGATAAGCTCGACACCGCCGATTATTTCCATGTGTACCAGCGCGGCGGCGCTTTCGCGCGCGACTGGGACGAGAAGTTTCTCAAATACGAATTACCTCACATCATGGCCTCGTTCGGCGGCGACGCGGCGGGCGTGATGTTCTCAACTCTAGGCGAAGCTGTCCTCGGCGGTCACATGATGGGGCCGGCGCTCGACGCGTTCGATAAGCTCGGGCTGCTCGACGAACGCAACGTTGAGCGCGACAAGGCAGGCCACATTCGGCGCGTTCAGCCGGGAGGCGTCAAGGGCGCCGACGTCTACCGCCGCGACCCTGTCGAGTGGACGCAGAGGGTGCTGTGGCCGGCGGTCGAAAAGGCGACGTCGGACCCTACCGAACAGTTCGCTTTGATGGTCGGCGCACTCGGCAATCGTAACGAGCTGAAGGCCGCGCTGGCCGGCATCCGGGACACGGCGCAATTCCAGGCGACGGAGGACCTCATCAAGCGCAAGGGGAACCTCGGCCTCGACGCGGCGGACCTGCTCAAGGGCGATCCGACGGTCGGATGGCAGGCGGCGAAGTCGTCGATCGAGACGCTGGCCGGCGTCGCCTTCGAGCCGGCGATGAAACCACTCGCCGCCGGGCTCGACATGCTGGCCAGCAGCATATCGGGCCTCAGCCGAGCGGCGGCGAACCATCCGATCGAGAGCACGCTGGCGTCGGGCGGCGCGCTCGCCGCGATCACCTATTGGCTCGGCAAGGGGTTCATCGGCGTCGGGCAGAAGCTGGGGTTCATCGCCGGCGGGAGCGAAGGCGCCGCCGGCGCGGAGGCCGGCGCTGCGGCCGGGGGCGCTCGGGCGTTAGGCGGCCGTTTCTTTGGGCCGTTCGGATGGGCGCTGGCCGCGGTGGACACCGTTAATGACTTGATCGACGACGCGCGGCGCCTGCGCGCGGACTTCTCCGTCGCGCCGGCCGGCGCGAACGCCAAAGCCTCGGCCGCCGCCGACCCGGCGATGATCGCCGCGGGGCGCCTGCGCGCCGGGCTCGACGCGTCGGCGGCCGAGCCGATGAAGCCGAAGGTCGACGCCAGCGAGATCGAGCGCGCGTCGGACAAGGCCAAGCAGGCGAGCGCCGACTTGAAGGCGCTCGGCCAGACGGTGAAGCCGAAGATCGACGCCTCGCCGCTCGACGCGCTGATCGTCAAGCTGCGCGAGGCGGCCTCCCTCGTGACCTCGATCAACGGCGGCCTAAGCGTCGCTTCGCATCGCGCCAGTTTCGCCGGCGCGCTGCACGACGGGCCGGAGGCGCGCTGATGCTGATGTGCTGGGGCGGCTACGTCTTCGAGATGGGCGCGATGGCGTTCGATCAACTCTCCCGCCAGGTGAAGGCGCAGTGGGCGGAGCACAAGATCATCGGCCGCCGTCCGGCCGGGCAATATCTCGGGCCGGACAAGCGGACGCTGACAATCCACGGCGTCACCTTCCCCAACGACGACGGCGCCGGCGCGGCGGCGCAGGCGCTGGCGCTGGAGGCGGCGTGCGAGGCGGGCGAGGTCTATTGCCTGGTGACCGGCTCGGGCAGCGTTTCCGGGCCGTACCGGCTGGAGGAAATCGATCCGCAGGAGAGCTTTCACGACGCCGCCGGCAATCCGGGGCGCGTCGAGTACAGCCTGACCTTCGCCGCCCACGACGATGGCGACGGGCAGGTGTGGAGCATGTGGCCATGAGCTCAACCTACATCACCGCGCAAGGCGACATGGTCGATGCGCTGGCGTGGCTCAACTACGGCTATGTGGCGGGCGCGGCCGAGGCGATCCTCGCCGCCAATCCCGGCCTCGCCTCCGAGCCGCCGGTTCTGCCCGAGAACCTGACGATCATCCTGCCCGACGTCGCCGCCGTCGCCCCGCCGCCCAAGCAGACCGTCAACCTCTGGGATTAGCGATGGCGACGCCCGTCCTGCAAATCCTCATCGGCGGCCAGGACGTCTCCTCGACCGTCAACCCGCGGGTGCTGAAAGGCAAGGTCGCGCGCTATGACGGCGAGAAGGCCGACGAGCTGACGCTGACGCTATCGAACTACGACGGGATGCTCGCCAAGCCGCAGCGCGGCCAGACGTTGCAGATCGGCCTCGGCTTCGTCGAGTTCGGCGGCGCGGTCGACCGCGGGACTTATATCGTGCAGCACGTCGTCAAGCGCGGCGGCCCGGCCGTGTTCGAGGTCACGGCGCAGTCGGCCGACCTCAAGAAGACGCTCAAGACCCAGAAGACGCGTTCGTGGGTCGCGCCGAAGACGCTGGGCGACGTGCTCAACCAGGTCGCGAGCGACAACGGCCTCGCGCCGGCGATCGACGGGAGCCTGGCGGCGATCGCCATCGACAAGATCATCGCCCAGACCGGCGAGAGCGACATGCACCTCGTGATGCGCCTGGCGCGGCGCTTCGGCGCGGTGGCGAAGTTCGCGCAAGGGAGGCTGGTCTTCGTGCCCAAGGGGGCCGGGACGACGGCGAGCGGCGCGGCGATGACCGCCGTGACCATCACGCCGAATGATTGCGAGAGCTTCGCGATCGAGGATAACGATCGCGAGGTGCGCGGCAAGAGCCATGCCAAGGTGTGGAACCGCGCCACCGCGACCCAGACGGATTACCCCGGCGACGCCGGCGACGGCGGCCCGGACTATTCGCATCCCGAGACCTTCGGCTCGCCGACCGAGGCGCAGAAGGCGGCGACCGCGCGGGCGGAGGATTTCGCGCGGGCGAAAAAGACCTTTCAAGCGACGCTGCGCGCGCCGGTCCAGCCGCCCAACCCCGGCGGCGTGGCGACGACGCGAGGGTTCGGCGACGACGACGACGTGAGCTGGACGGTCAAGAGCGTGAGCGACGAGTTCCAGGGCGGCGAGAACGGCGGCCTGGTGAGTAGTTTCGAGGCGGAGCTGAAGGTCTAGGAGGTGGCGGGGCTCGGGTTGCCCCGAACGCGGGCCTTGCTTAGCGGCCGACCCGCGCAGCGTGAGAGTGACCTGGACGCCGCCCCGCCTCTCGCCGTCGCCGGCGGGAGCGGGATAGAGCCGGACTGGTCAACGGGAAGTGAACGAAATACGATGCGCGTGCGGTGCGCTGCTGTTTCGCGCCGACGCGGGCGCGCTCTGCGGCCGGGTCGAGATCAAATGCCGGCGTTGCGGCCGGCTTGTATCGTTGAGGCCTGTCGAGCCCCCACAGGAACGCCGCGAGCGTCAGACGGACGACGCTCGTTGTGGCTCTATCTCCCGAAAGCGGTGACCCGCTCAATGTCCTTTCCCTCTGCGCCGGCGTCGGCGGACTGGACCTCGGCCTCTCTCTCGGCGAACCCCACGCGCGGACTGTCTGCTACGTCGAGCGGGACGCCTTCGCCGCGGCCGTTCTCGTGGCGCGGATGGCGGACGAGGCCCTATGCGACGCGCCTATCTGGGACGACCTTAAGTCCTTCGACGGTTGCCCGTGGCGCGGCGTCGTGGATATCGTCGCTGCGGGCTACCCGTGCCAGCCGTTCTCGACCGCAGGCAAGCGTCGCGGCGAAGGCGATCCGCGCCACCTCTGGCCGGACGTCGCGCGCATCGTCCGCGAGTGCCAGCCCTGGCGCATCGTCCTCGAAAACGTCGAGGGACACCTCGCCCTCGGTTTTTCGACCGTGCTCGGAGAGCTACGACGACTGGGTTATCGCGTCGCGGCGGGCTTGTTCTCGGCGCGAGAAGTCGGCGCCGCCCATCTCCGGCGCCGCCTGTTCGTTGTGGCCGACGCCGACCACCGGCGGCCCGTTCAACGCCGTCGATCTGCGGCTGGAAAGCGAGCGGGCGGTATTTTACGCCGACCTATCCAAGGGCGGCTCTCAGGTTGGAATTCACCGCTTGGCGATGCAATGGACGGCGCTACGGCTGTTCCTGAGGGCGGCGGGGTGGCGGCCGCGGACGCCGGAGGGCTGGCGATCTTCCCGCCCGCTCCACTTGACTTTGAGGGCTGGGAGCGGGTCCTCGCCGCGCGACCTGATCTGCAACCCGCGCTTTTTGGACTGGAGTATGGGGTGGCCGCCGGGGTGGAGCGATCCTTCGTCACCGGCAACGGAGTGGTTCCTCTGGCGGCGGCGCTCGCTTACCGCACTCTCGTCGCTGCTCTCGAAGGCGGGGATTGAGGGGCTCTCAAAGCAGGATTAAAGGACGTTCTTCCCGCGTTCGCGGGGCGCCGCCATTTGATCTTGCGCGCACTGCCATTCGATTTTGCGCGCTACAGATCCTCGGCGCGCCGCGCGAGCGCGCTTATTCGTGCTCTCGCGCAGCCCGCCACGATCGGACAACCCGTTGCTCGACGTCGA